CTTGCGGTCAAGGAGCCAGAGATGCTTATCTGGGACCCAACACGTAACGTGAAACTTAAGACAGGTCAGGTAGACCGTTTAGACCCTAACGACCCACTTACTTATCAAACCTACGTTCACTTCCCTCAACCTTTGCCATTAGATAAGTTGATTGCGCTTAACGAAGTTCAATCTATGTTGTCCCTAGGCCTTGAGTCTAAGGAGGGGGCACTCCGCTCACTTGGTGAGTCCTTCCCAAGCGATAAGCTTAATGAAATTCGTCAGGAACTTATGGATGACGCTGTGGCTGATGGAGCCCTTAAGCTTCTCCAGACCCAGATTGAACAAGAAATTGCTGAACTTACAGGCACTATGCCTAACCCAGAAACTGGAGGCAAGCCAGGCGCACCTCTAACAGAGGGTGCAATGGCAGGTGCTCCAGCACTACTACCAGGAACGATAGACGAGGCTCTGATGGCCGCCGATATGGGCGAAGCAGACCTACGTAATAAACTGGTAACAGAAGCTTATGGCACGGTCCTCCCACAGAGGCGCGTACCAGAAGAGTACGAAAAATAAAGGTTTACCCTGACATTTTTTGTATTAACAAAGACAATAGATACAACGTTTGGTCATATGTGTTACGCCAGTAATGGCATTCGGAAAACGACCCCTAGGAGAAAAAGGAATCTTGTATGGAAACAGCAGGACTAAATGCAGAGGCTTTTGCAGCTGAAGCAGGAACCGTTCCAGTCGTAGCTGAGTCGTCAGGCAACTCTGTTGTCGCTGACGCACCTACTACTAAGGCGACTTCCAAATTTTATACGGAAGAAGACCTGGTTAAAGTTCGTAGCCAGGAGAAAGAAAAACTCTACCCTCAGATTGATAAGCTGAAGGAAGAACTAGATGGCATTAAGAAAGAGCGTGAAGCAGAACTTGCTGCACGTGCTGCAGAAGCAGAAGCTAAGGCTAAGCAACAGCAGGAAGCTCTTGAGAATGACATGGATGTTCGCTCTTTACTTAAGACTAAGGAAGCAGAGTGGCAGGAGCAGTTGGAGCGTGAGCGTCAAGAACGTGAACGTGCCTTCGCTCTTCTGGAACGCGAAAGAACTTTTGCTGACCTGCAGAACTACCGTTCACAACGTGTAGAAGCAGAACGCGAAAACATTATCCCAGAACTTGTAGACCTAATTAGCGGCAATACCCGCGAAGAAGTAGAAGCAAGTATTGAGGGTTTGAAAGAACGTTCAAACAAGATTCTTGAGTCGGCGCAATTTGCAATGCAAAATGCGCGTAAAGAAATGACGGGGACAAGGGTAACCACGCCCCCGCTCGGACCAATGGACGACAATTCGGAGCAACGTGCGTTAACGGCTGAAGATATTCAGTCAATGTCGATGAATGATTATGCAAAATACAGAGAACGTATCATGAGCGCTACTGCTCGCGGTAAGTCTCGCGGCTTGTTCGGGTAAATCCCACAATCCCAAATCCAACCTACAAGGAGTAAACAACTAAAATGGCATCTGGTATTACGGGTACTGGCAATTTAGCCGCAGCCCCAACAGCGTACTCAGGTACAAACACACAGTTGACTCAAGCGATTCAGACAATCTGGTCAAAGGAAATCCTTTTCCAGGCTATGCCTATCCTTCGCTTCGAGCAGTTCGCAGTCAAGAAGACTGAACTTGGTGTTGCACCTGGTCTACAGATTAACTTCATGCGTTACAACAACCTCGGCTTTGCTAACGCACTTGTCGAAGGTGTTCGTATGCAGACAAATGCGCTTACAGCACAGCAGTTCTCAATCACAGTAACAGAGCATGGTTATGCTCTTGCTGTATCTGAGCTTCTTCTTAACGCATCATTCGATGACGTAATGGCATCTGCTTCACGTCTTCTTGGTCGTAACATGGCTATCTACCTAGACCAGCTATCACGCGACACACTTTACGCAGCGACTTCAACCATCTACGGTGAAGACCGCTCTAACCTCTCAGCAGTAAACAACTGGTATGCATATGGCACAAAGGGTACAAACCGTGCAAGCATGACAGGTAACTTCCTCCTAACACCACATACTGTTAAGGATGTTGTTGAGACCCTAGCAACAAAGAACATTCCTCGCCTTGGTGAGACCTATGTTGCGTTTATCCACCCACACCAGAGCCGTCAGCTTCGTGATAACCCAGAGTTTATCGAAGTAACTAAGTACGCTGCTCCTGGTAACTTCATGCTCGGTGAAGTTGGTCGTTTGTACGACTGCGTATTCATCGAAACAACACAGGTACGTAAGGTAGCTGGTGGTGCAGGAACTTCTTACACCGCTGACTCAGCAGTTGCTAACCCAACTGTTACACCTGGTGGAGGTTACATCACTCCAGCACAGTTCACAGGTAATGGTGGTTCAGACCGCTATGACGCTATCTTCATTGGAGATAACGCATTCGGACACGCAATCTCTCTACCAGTTGAACTTCGTGACGGTGGTATTCTTGACTTCGGTCGTGAGCACGCACTTGCTTGGTACTCAATCTTCGGTCTTGGTCTTATTACTGACCAGTCTGTTGTTATTGCAGAAACCAACTAATCCACAGACCTGGGTACGTCTAAAAACTGCCCACTCAACAGATACTAATTAGGAGAATACACATGGCAAGACAAGTAAAACCATCAGACGTTACAGGTCGCGCACGCGAGAAGCAGATTGCTGAAAACGCAGAAATCATGCAGGAACGTGCCCAGTCAATGTCTATGGCATCCGCTGAAGCCCAATATAAACTTGAAGAAGTTGTAGACGCTACTATTCCAAATAGAGCAACTGTGATTGAGGATTCTGTAACTGTAGTCGCTAATAAAGAAGAAGACTCAGTTGTAATCCGTGTCGTAGAAGACATCGAGAACATGACTCTAGGAGTAGGAAACTTCTATAGCTTTAAGGCTGGACAGAAGTACAAAGTGTCCAAGCACGTAGCCCAACACCTACAGGAAAAGGGTTACCTCGCTGGAGTTATCTAGCATTTAATGGGCGAATCAGCGGGCACACTTAGGTTTGCCCGCTTTTTCGTTACTATCGTTAGGAGTAGTTAGTGGCCCTGTTGTCAGACCTGATTTCTAGGACTCGCTTGGAGTTGGGTGACCAGCCAAAAGAATTCCAATTCACTGCAACAAGTGATGGAACTACTACCGCCTACTACTTAAATAATAAGCCTGTAGACCCATTTACTCTTTTAGTAAGAGTTTCTAGAAACTTTGTCCCTGCCCCTACTGGCTACAAGCTAGAGGTTGATACAGGGATTATTAGATTTTTAAACCCAATTGCAGTAAACGAAGTCCTGACTGTTAATGGAACTGCATACCGCTACTTCTCTGATGCAGATATTACTCGTTTTATTAATACAGCTATTGAGCAGCATACCTATGAAAGAACAGACGCATACGGTAGCCGAGTTACTATGGCAACCCTGCCTGCGGTAGAAGAGTACCCAATCGCTATCCTAGCTACCATTGAAGCCCTTTGGGTTCTAGCTACAGATGCAGCATTTGATATTAATATCACCGCCCCAGACGGCGTAGTAATCCCACGAAGCGAACGTTATGCTCAGTTGACAGGCATGATTGCTCAACGTCAAGAGCAATATCGCTCTCTATGCGCCCAGTTAAATATAGGCCTATGGCGTATTCAGGTTGGTAACCTGCGCCGCGCCTCTAAGCGTACTAATAAGCTTGTACCTATCTACATGCCACAAGAGTTTGATGACGGCCGTAAGCCAGAGCGCGTGTATATACAGAACGACATGATTGGTCGACAGACCTTCCCATCCACAATCCAGGTGCAAGATTTAGTTATGAATCAGGGAGATAGTTATTCACAGGACTTTATCCTAGGAGCCCCTGTTACTAATTTAGAGTTTTCTGCAGAAATTAGAACTTACCCAAATTCACCTACTCGGTGGGTAGCCTTCAATGTTACAATTGTGGACGTTCAGACTGGACGTATCAGAATCTCGCTACCACAACAGGACACACGCTATCTACCAGTCAGAGGTTTTTGGGACTTACAAGCCACATCATCTGTGGATAACACTTTCCAAAGAACTTTTTTAAGAGGACAGACATTCGTGACCCA